AGTATTAACCGTCCCTAACGCAAACTCATTTACTATAAGTTTATTGAACCCTGCTGCAGGTGTAACGACAGCGGAAGGTAATTCCGGAATGACGGCTCAAGGATCATTTAACTATCAAAGGTACATAAGACCAGGACCCACTTTTCAAACTTTAGGTTTTGGTTGGAGCACTTATCAATGGGGTAAAGAAGCTTGGGGCACAGCAAGATCAACTTCAAACGTAACGTTAGACCCAGCTAACTGGTCTTTAGATCATGCTGGTAATACCTTGATTGCAACATTAAGAAATGGAAATACTTTTCAATGGGATTCTTCTGGAGCTTTAGCAACTAGAGCCACTGTAATTGCAGGGGTAGGCAGTGAAGTTAATATGGTTTCAACGTTATCTTTATTCTCAGACAGAGATAGACATTTATTTCAGTTTGGTGCTTTAACGGATATGACTGATGCAACGACACAAGACCCTATGTTTATTAGATTTACGAATCAAGAAACATTAAACGTATACACACCAACAGCAACAAACACTGCTGGTACATTTAGATTAGATACGGGAAACAGAATTACTGCTGCTGTTCAAGGTAAAGACTATGTTTTAATTTTAACAGATCAAGCTGCTTATGTAGCTCAATTTGTAGGACCACCATTTACATTTAGTATTAGACAAGTGGGGACTAACTGCGGATGTTTAGGACAACACGCTGTTGTTTTTGCTCAAGGTGCTGTTTACTGGATGGGTCAAGCAGGTGGGTTTTTTGCATTTGATGGAACAGTAAAACAAATACCTTGTTTAGTAGAAGACTTTGTATTTACTACAGGTGATGGTAATCCAGGTCTTAATTTTGATGCCAATGAAATTATTTATGCAGGCCACAATAGTTTGTACACTGAAGTAAATTGGTTTTATCCAACAGAAAATTCTTTGCAAGTTGATAGATGTGTTACTTATAATTATGCAGAAAATAGCTGGCACACAAGCACATTAGATAGAACAACTTATATGGATGCAGCTGTTTTTGAAAGACCTTATGCTACTGATTATATTCCAAACGGATCTACAGATTCTAACAGTCCGTCAGATACCCCTTTCTTTCCAATATCAGGAATTACTAACAGAGATGGGGCCACAGTTTTATATGAACATGAAAAAGGTGTAGATCAAGTTAACAGCACGGGTACATCTGCTATTCAAGGGTTTATAAGATCTGGAGATTTTGACATTGCTGATGGTGAATTTTTTGCTTCAGTAAGCAGGTTTATTCCTGACTATAAAGAGATTGTGGGTAATAACCAAGTTACTTTATTTATATCAGACTATCCATCTGACACTCAGACTAGTTCACCTTTAGGACCCTTTACAGTTACCTCAACCACTGATAAGATAGATACTAGAGCAAGAGGAAGATTAGTAAGTGTGAAATTTGAAAACACGGCAGTAGGAGAGTCTTGGAGATATGGTTCTCTTAGATTGGATACAAGACCAGATGGTAGAAGATAATGGCTAAAATAATTAATTATATACCAGAACCGGCGCCAACGTATGATCCATCTAATCAACGTCAAATTTTAGAAGCATTAGATACTTTAAAACAACAACTTAATTTTTCTTTTCAACAAGATTTAAAAGAAGAACAAGATATTTATAATTATTTTTTATCATAATGGCAGTATTATATAAAAGCGCAGTAATTGATTTAACCACTACAAATTTAACAACAGTGTTAACTATTAACACTAGTGCCTATGCTATTGTTAAAACTGTTCAAGCCAGTCATGAAGCGGCATCTAACGTTGATGTAGATCTTTATTTAAAAAAATCTGGTGGTAGTGATACTGAAATAAGTCATGCACAGCTTAATAAAGATTTTAAAAATATGCTTTCTAATACCTTGAATTTAGAAGCGGGCGATGTTATAAAGATGCAAGCAGACACTGCAGACACTATAACGGGATTTGTAAGTTATGCTCTAGTAAATAGAGAAGATCAGAATGGATGATATAACAAAGATTAAGTGTATAACTAAATATACTTATCGTAATAAAAAGACAGGAGAAATCTACAAAGAGAAAGTAGAAGGTCCTGACATTGTGGTTGATTGTGAAGTTACAGTTGACCCTAAGAATTTAGACTTATTTCAGAAAGTAATGAATAATGATAATAAATCCAACACCTAAAGGTGGAACGGAATTACAACTAGAATATCTAACCCAATACGTAGATCTTCAACTATTAAGTAAGGTACAAATTACAACATCTGTTCCAGAAAAAATTCCATTATCAAAAGATAAAATAAATATTCTTTGGCAGAAAAATTCTTGGGATCAACCTAATATTTATCCCTGGTTTAAAGATAAAAAGAATCACACTAAATACGATTGGTATGTATTTAATTCACATTGGAACTTTGAAAATTTCACTAAAAAATTTGGTTTAGATAGAGGCAAGTGTATGATTATTAAGAACGGTATAAGTAAAATAGAACCTGCTCCTGTTTACGAAAAAGATAAACCTATAAAAATTATACATCAAATAACCCCTTGGAGAGGGTTAAATGTATTGCTTGGGGCTATGCAATTAGTAAATCATCCCTTAATTACTTTAGATGTTTATTCATCTACAGAGATTTATGGCAAAGCTTTTTATGAACAGAATGATAAAGAATATAAAGGTTTATACGAACAAGCTAAACAATTAAAAAATGTAAACTATATAGGTTATAAACCTAATACTTACATTAAAGAACATTTAAAAGATTATCATATGTTTGTTTACCCGAGTATCTGGGAAGAGACATCTTGTATTTCAGCTATAGAATCTATGGCAGCAGGACTTTATACAATTGTGACAAACTTAGGGGCTTTAGCGGAAACATGTTCTGAGTTTGGTATTTACGTACCTTACGACAATAATCATAGAAGGCTGGCTTTTAAATTTGCACAAGCTATTAAACAAGGGGCAGAAGCGATTACTCATAAACCTATTCAAGATCATTTAAAAAGACAGAGTGATTTTTACAATCTGTATTATAGTTGGCCTAAACAAGCTGCAACTTGGACACAATTTTTAACTGGAATAACAAGTGATGCAAGAAAAATCTAATGAACCTATTTGGTTTGATAAGGAACCTGTGCAAACAATAGATCTAACAGAACAATTAAAAGGACATACATTACCACCTCAATCTAAGTATAGAATTATGGTGGCTACACCTGTACACAGTGAAGTAGGTATTCATTATGTTAGAGCCTTACTTAAATTTCAAATGGCATGTATGACTAAGAATATACTAGTTAGTTTTCATCTTATTAAATCGTCTTTAGTCCAACAGGGTAGAAACATATGTGCTGCTGATTTTGTTTCTGATAAAGAGAACTACACCCATATGTTATTTATAGACTCAGACGTAGATTTTGAAACAAAAACAATATTTAAGATGTTAGAAAAGGATAGAGATATTATAGCTGCTCCTTATCCTATGAAGTTTATTAATCAAGGATCTGTTTATAGAAGAATGAAAGATGAAGATTTTAAGAATGATAAAGATTTTTTAAAATATGGTTATACATTTCCTATCAAAGTACCAGATGTTTCAGCTATTGAAGTAACCGATGGAGAAACAGAGGTTACTCATGCACCAACGGGCTGCATGCTTATTAAAAGAGGTGTTATTGAAAAGATGATTAAAGCTTATCCAGATCTTGAAATAGTACAAGATACTTATTTAAATGGTGAAAAAGTTAGAAGACCTAATTTTTATAACTTCTTTGATTGTGTACACGATCCTAAAACAAAACACTTCTACGGAGAAGACTTTGGTTTCTGTAAAAGATGGACTGAAATAGGGGGTAAAATATACCTTTATATTGATGATGAATTAGGCCATACTGGTGAATATAGGTACGCTGGTAGGTTCATGGATGACCTTGTAGCTACAAGTAAAGTCGTTGACGAAGACGAAAAAATCAAATAAAGTGCTAAATTACAGGATTTCTACGCCTGCCTTTACTAACAATTATTTATAAATTATGGCAATAACAAGAACACAAATAGCTAGACAATTACAAAACAGAGGTGGCATTACTAATATGTCAGTAAGACAACACTACGGATTAGGTAGTATTGTAAAGAAAGCTGTTAAAGGTGTATCTAAAGCTGCTAAAAACATAGTTAGTTCAGATCTAGGAAAAGCAGCATTATTAGCAGGTGGAGCGTATTTAACTTTAGGCGGAGGTATGCCACAATTTTTAGGTGGTAGAGGATTAGGATTTGGTGGAATGGGTCCAAAACTTCCAGCTTTTTTAACTGGTGGAGCAGGTGCATCAACTGTAGCAGATGGTTTTACTGCTGGTGTAGGTCCAAAGAAAAGTATTCTTTCTGGATTAGTAAGCAAATTCCCTGGTGGTGGAAAAGGATTAGCAGGAGCTATAGGTCTTACAGGATTCTTATCTAGTCAAGGTTTGGAAGAAGAACAAATAGAAGCAATTAAACAAGACCCTGAAGCATTAAAAGTTTATTTAAGACAATACTATAAAAACATGAATCCAAATGCGGAAGAAACAGAAGTAGAAGATTTTGTTACAACACAAACTTCTGAATATAGCTCACCGTTCGCTAAAGGTGGTAGAGTAAACAGACGTCTAGGATCACCAGAAGAAGGTGAAGGTATTATGATGATTGAACAAAGAGAAGAGATAGCCGGTGGACCATACACAACAGGTAATGATGTTAAAGATGCATTTGGTGTTTGGAACAATAGTGATCAAGGTGTTAAAGAATTATACGAAGGCTTTATAGACTTTTTCAAAAGCGGCGATTGGAGAGATCAAATACAAGGAAGTAAAATTAAAACAAAAACAAAAAGAATGGCATCTGCACCAGATCCATTAGCTGAATTAAACAATTTATCTATAAGTGTATTTAACAAACCTTATAATAGTTTAAATGAGATGGAGATGGAGCAACTAACTGAATTTATGAGTAATAAAAAAGCAGAAGGTGGTCCAATAAATAATATAGATAGAATGGATTTTAAAGTAGGAGAAGATGTAGCTAGTTTACCTATCAGACAAAACAAAGCTGGTGTTAAAGAATTAGATTTAAGAAGCAGAGGTGGTTTTATACCGCCAATTGGAACTAAAGAAAAAGCAGACGATGTTCCTGCAATGTTATCTAACAACGAGTTTGTATTTACAGCTGATGCTGTAAGAGCAGCTGGTGGTGGTAACGTTGAAAAAGGAGCACAGCGTATGTATGACACAATGAAAAAATTAGAATCGAGGGTTGGATAATGGCTGATGATGTTTTAAAAGACGAATACGATAAATACGTATTTGAGATGGAAGAGCAAGGAATAAAACCTATGTCTCTTGAAGAATTTAGAAGGCAAGCTGTAGCCGGGATGGCTACCGGTGGTAGAGTAGGATTTCAAGAAGGAACACAGAGAGTAGCTCCAGCTGAATTTATAGAAGCAGCTGGTAAAACGTATTTAGATGATCTAACAAAAGCAGCAGGTGGTATCAAGACTCTTGATATGTCTACTATATTAGGTCCACAATTTGTGGCACCACAAACAGCTATTCAAGCTGAAGCTGAAGCATTAAGAGGTGGACTTGGAAGTTTCCAACCTTTCTTAACAACAGCTGCAGCATCTTCAGGACCACAAGCTTACCAACAATTTATGTCACCGTATCAACAAGATATTATCGATACGACATTACAAGAGTTTGATGTTCAAGCTGCAAAAGGTATACCTGCATTAGCAGCTCAAGCTATTGGCGCTGGAGCATTTGGTGGTGGTAGAGAAGGTGTACAAAGAGCAGAGTACAGATCAGCATCAGATAGAAACAGAGCGGCATTACAAGCTCAGTTGTTACAACAAGGATTCCAACAAGCACAAAATTTAGCAGCTCAACAGTTTGCACAACAAACTAATTTAGCTCAGTTGTCTCCACAATTAACAGGTCAACAGATTGCTGGCCTATCAACATTAGGTGGTCAACAACAAGCACAACAACAAGCAACGTTAGCGGCTCAACAACAATTAGCTCAAAGACAAGCATTCCAACCTTTAGAGGCATCACAAGCTTTAGGTCAAGGTGTTACATCATTAATCGCAGGATACCCTGGAAGAAATATTGTAACAGAATCTACAGCAGCTTCACCAAGTCCATTAGCAACTGGATTAGGAGCAGCTTCAACATTGGCTGGTATTTACAGAGCGTTTCAACCTCAACAAACAATAATTAAAACACAATAATGAGTAAAATATTAAAAAGACCAATGTTTAGAAAAGGTGGGCCAGCAATGTCTGGTATTATGTCTGGTATCAAACCTAGACAAAATTATGCATTAGGGGAGGACGTACAAGCTTACAGAGATGAGTTTACAGAAGCATACGGTAGTGTGCCTAGAGGTGGTGCGTTTGATCCTCTTACACAATTGTTGATTGGTTTTGGCCAACAAGCTATGACTGAACCATCTAGTGGTAACGTATTAAGAGATCTTGTTAAAGCTTCTAAAAAACCTTCTGAAACTTTTTTCAAAGCAAAATCTAAAGAAGCAGCAGATAGAAGAAATGTACAATTAGCTGCAACTAAATTTGGTTTAACAGAAGCAGGTAAAGATAAACATTTAGAT